TAATATTGAGTGGTTTACTGAAACCAAAATGGTACAAACTGTCCATCCTTTAGATGTTATTGATGGATTAGATATTGGCTATATGAAGAATGTAATAGACTTAGTATATCCCATACCGTGGATTGGTCCTTTTGGTCCTATGAATGGTGGGGATCTTGAGGATGCTCTAGCTCTTACAGAAGATACCAATTTAGAGAGTAACAGTCTTGCTAGTTTGAAAAAGAACCAGCCTTTAAAATCGTCACGAATGCCAGTATTTACTTTTGGGGTAAAGAATCCTAATGTTCTTGGTGTAGATATTGATATTGATGGAATTTATACCGCAGCTATGAATAGCACAGGAGCAGGCTCCATTCCAGGACAAGCGAAGGTGGCTGGAATTGTTCCAAAAGATTTCGCAGGAACTTATACGGCAATGTTCCAAAAAATGGCTAATTTAGATTTAGCTGATAAAGATAAAGATAATGTGCCTAAGGGTTTTTGGAAACTGATTGAACCTTATTATGATGCGGATTGGTGGAATGGGGATGATGTTCAGGACTTTGATGAGTGGAATGCTATTTTTAATAGTTTGGGAGAAAAAGATTTTGTAGATATAAAGGATATGACTTTTGAGGGAGACGCAGCAAAAGATAATTTTAAAATATTTATGTGGGAAGCCTTCTCTGCTCTTTTTACTCAACCAGATCCTATTCCTTTATCAACTAAAAATATGCCAGGAAATACCCCCTCTAAGCCCTTTATAACTCATAGTATGAAGGTTGCTGATAGAATTACTAATTCAGCAATGACAGGGAGGATTACAACTCTTCCACTTTTTAATCTTGCTAGTATGAGAAGAGTGATGAATAGAGCTTGTCTATTATACTGTGTAGAACCGCAGTTTACGAAAGCCGTATCAGAAAGCGGTTCTATTAATAAGCCCTCAACTTGGTTTAGCGGTATGTATAATCTTTTTAGTTTTAAACACACTATAAGTGCGGATACGGTTGAATCAGAATTTTTAATTGTAAAAGGAGCAGGAAAAGGGGCTGCATTAGTTAAAGAAGATAAAGAGGTTTACGAGACATAAAATGACAATTAGATTAAAAATAGGAACTGTAAAGAGTAAGGCTGATGTTACCAGAACGGGTGTCTTCCAAGCTGTATTTAAACTGGATCAAACGGAAGATGTGAGATATGTCACACCTTATGGCAATAGTCAACAAGGATTTATAGCAATACCTCCAGCGGGTAGCCAAGTTTTATGCTTGTATGAGGATTCAGTAAATCTTGAGGGAGATGAGCTTAGAGGAAATTTTTATATAGGTTCTGTAATGGGGGCTATTACAGGTCTTAATAAGGATGTACCTTTAGATATTTCTGAGTTACCTCAGGCTGCGGAAGATTTTATATCTTATGTAGAAAAAGATAAGCCTGGATTAGCAGGACCAAATATTCCAGAGGGGATGTTCCCTGAAATGACAGAAGATCAGAAGGGTTCGTGGCCTCGGAGGTTCCAAGATATGTATGACGGAAAAGGAGTTGTCCCAGAAGCTATTGGTATTACGAACTATGGAGGAGATGCTTTTAAAATTTCAGAAAGATATAACTCTACTGAAAGATCCAAGCAGCCCTTTCAAGATTTTAGAGTTGGGATCATGAGTGGAAACGGGAAACGGATTGAGGCTGTTGACAGTCCCATTGTAGATGGGATTGTTATGACAAACGAACACAGGGGTAAGGACTTCTTTATTTGGAGTAGTGGTATGAGTGCCCAAAGCCCCTTTGCTCAAGGAGAGTACCATATGAGAACGCACGGCCCTGTGAATATGTATACTCTAATGAATAGGTTTCATATTTGGGTAGAGGATGGTCTTAATGTAGAGATTGAAAATAAATCTACTTCATCTAAATCCTATGGTGGAGGAATCAACTGTGATGGAAGAACTGATGGGGCTGGGGACCCCTCTACTGGGTTAGGAGATCCTGGTACTGGAGGTTATAAGGCTAGTAGACAGGGGGTTTTTGGAAACGAAAGTACGGGATGCATTCAATTACTATCTCATCACAACAATATATCTGTAAGGGCTTTAGAGCAGGATTCAGTTGTCTATGTAAATACTCCAGGCCCTCATAGCAAGGTTATTGTAGAATCAGGAGGAACAGTAGATATAGTAGCAAATAAAAAGATTACACTTCAGAGTGATCTAGAAGTAGAAATTAACGCCCCTTTGGTACAACTTAATGGATCGACCGAAGTAGAAATTAATGGAAAGGAAGTAGATATTAATGGTGGGACCGTACATATAGATGGTGGCCCTAATATCTATTTAAATGATGACGCAGACGGTGCGGATAGCGGAGGGTATACTCCTTAGGAACTAATATGGCAACATTCGATTTTTCAAAAGCAGCAAGTATTATTACAAGCTCACCAACCCCTATTTTAGATGCTATGGGAACCCATTTTGGAGTTCCTCAGTGCATGTTAAATTTTGCTAAAGATGTTTTAAACGCTTTCCCCTCCCCAGTCTTAAACTCTATTAATTCAGGAATTGAAGATGGCAAAAATTTAGCTGATTCTGTATTCAAAGATATAATGAGAAAGGTGTTCTTGGATACTGGAATTATTGAATACGATACTACTTTGGGAAGATTTGTGTTTGTTTCTAGTTCCTCAAATCAGGGGGTAGAGCAGGATTTACTACAAGGTCTTGATAACTTACATGGCTTGGGTACTATCTTAGGTTTTGGAGCAGAAGCTTGGGTTATAGGACAGAATGTTGCTAATCAGCTTGATGTTATGAAATCGTGTATAGATAAGATGAAATCCTTTAACGCTCTTCAAAAAGGGCCTTCTGCTATTGCAGATAAGATGGCTGGATTTGACATGGTGGATGCAAACGGGAATATCGTGGAGTCTTTCCCCGCACCCCCTCCAGCACTTAAGGCTGCTAGTTTGATTTATGATCAAAATAAGGAAATTTTAGAGGAGGCTGCTGGGTTTGTGGCTCAAGCAGACGCCCAACAACAAAACATTAGAGAAATTCAACAAGCTCGTTTGGCAGACCCAGAGAATAATCCAGAGCCCGTTTTCTGGAAAAACATGAGAAACGATGATCCAAATAGTCCGTGGTATGGTCAAACCTTGGGACAAGCTCTTTCTGGGGCCACTACTTTTAATCTAGTAGATGCGGAAGTGGGGCGTGATGGATTCCCTATTGTTCCTCCTGATTTATCTGGAGATGCTTTTAATCCTTTTGTAGATGTTATTAATTCTAGTGGTATGCTTCCTCCTGTGTCAAAAGATGGACAATTTTTATTCTCTAAAACGGGGGTTTACTATGATTCTTATGGAGGAGGATTAGACTACTCTGGATGTATTACTAATATTGTTAATGCAATTTACTATGATTCTTCTGGTAATGCTATTCCTGGAACTGGAGTCCCTGCTAATGCTGTAGAGTGGTTGCATGCTTATAACCCTAACCTAGGGGGAAAGGGGGATCCTGTAAAGTGGGCTACGTTTAATAAATGGGCTAATACTGCTTTTGATATAGATCAGATTAATGAAAGTCCTTTGGTACAAGATTTTTATGCAGAAGATCACTTCTTACAGGTTATTATTGATCAACGTAATAGAGAAGTATATGATCTCTCCTCCTATATTACTGAGCTTCAACAACAGGGGTATGCTGAAGATAGTGCCGTTTTAACTAATCAACGCCAAACTCTCTATGCTAAAGTAGCTGCCCATGATAAAAAAATTAATAAACGGAAAAAACAAATTGAAGTGCATGTACTACTTTCTCCCACAGATGCTCCAGCGATTAAGGGACGGATCCCTATTAATAATTTCGTAGATTTAGATGCTTCTTTACTTGCAATTGAAAAACAAAAGCAAGAACATCTACTTTTCAATCCTGGTGAGGTTTCTGGGATGGTTCTCCCCCTCTGTCCTACTTTTATTAAGAGTGACATCCCTCAAGACGCTTTTACTGTAGAAGGTTTAATGGTGCCCCCTGTGGGAGTTGGTCAAATAATTACTTCTGATTTTCCTGTTAGTGGGACTAGTGGAACTTTGCTATCTTTAACTGATCAAATTACTACAGACGGTCTCGTTAGTGTTTATAACTTTTTAGATGCAGATATAGTTAAACCAGATTCCTCTAAGTATTTATCAATAAACTGTGCTACAAGCTCCTCTAGCGAAGGTGCTGCACAATTGGTTGCGTCTTCTATAGATAGTATGTTCCCGTCAGGTATAGGACTTCCTTATTTTAGAGGAATGTGTAACTTCTTTTCTGGGGTAAACGGTGACGGTAATACTAAAGTAAGTAAGTATACTACTAACAATGAGTATTTATATTCAGCATATAGACCCTATGGATATGGAAAACTTCAAAGCGGTTATTCGGATATAGATAGTTTGTTATATAATAAGACAGGAGCTACGTTTGATTTTTGGACACATTTACCAGACCTTGACGAGGCTAATGGATTAGGATGGAATGGGGATCAGTCTTTATCTGCTCTCCACAGAGTTGTTCTTTCTTGTGAGAATAGAGGAGGGACCTATAGTTCTACTGATGAGAGTTGGAGTATAGGCCCTAAGAAGGATGAGGATACTGTCAGAGGATTGTTAATGGGCTTTACACGGGATAGACGTATTACTAAGGGATTTGGACCTAGTAATAATCCTGCCGATAATGACATACTTGAGGGTCTTGTATTTCATATGAGCCCTACTCAATCTATTAATACTAGTGGGGTTGCTTTCTTAGCGGCTTCTGGGGATCCTAAATACTGTCCTACTGATCAAGTAGCCCCTAGTGGGTTTTATGGGATTTCTATAGATACTTCTGCTACTACTTCTGTTGGAGACATGTTTAATGATTGTTCTAGTGGCTTTGTTCATACTACCGTTACGGTAGATTACGGACAAGATTTAGTAAGTATTTATTTAAATGGGAACTTGTTAACTGCATCTAGCGTAGAGAGGACCTTTGGAGAGGTAGGACCTCCCCAAATCCCTTCTATGGTAAATGCTTCTTCTTTCTTTTACGATGTCCAATATGAGGAAGATCTCCCCCCCAATGCTCCCTTGTTTCCCCCCGATAGTCTTGGATACCGAGATTTCTGGTATTGGGACGGTCCCCAACCTAGCGGGAGAACAAGGCTTGCTCTTACTCCCTGGGTTATAGGAGGAGGTTATACTGACGGTATGCATACTAAAGACCTCAGAACCTACTCTTCTGGATCTAATGAGGGGATGAATTTCATGGGAGGAAAATGGGGAGGTAAAAAAAGTGGTTTGTATGGGTTCTTAGGAAGTCTTAAACTATATAATAGAGCGATTACTGCTGCGGAGGCATTAAAGAACTATAAAGCTCAGAGAGGGTTTTTCACCAATATTAGAACTTACGAATACTAGAAATGGCTATTACTACTACCCACAACACTTACGGAGCAAAAACCAGTATTAATGTTAAGAAAGTTATTACTTCAAAAATTAAAAGTAAGAATGGTTTTGTGTATCCCCTTGCTGGTTCTTTTAAAACGGCTATAGGTAAACCTCCTGAGCTTAGAACTAATTTAAATGAGGGGGGTTATTTTAGTAAGGCTCAAGGTCTTTCCCTCATTAAGAACAATTTAAGACAGCTTCTTTTGTGTGAGCGTGGAGAGAGAATAATGCTTCCAAATTATGGAGTCTCCCTTCAGAAGTACTTGTTTGAACCTTTAGATGAAACTACTTTTTATCTTATTAAGACAGAAATTTTAAAAACTTTAAAAACTTATTTTAGTATGGCGCATGTGATTAGTATAAGTGTTTTATCTAATGAATTGGAAGCAGTACGAAGTGAGATTGTAGTAAAACTAACCCTTCAACTTTTGGATGGGTCCTTAGATATTTTTGACGCAGAGGTTAAGGTAGCATAATGGTATTTTCAGGAACAACAAGCACAGATTTTATGAAACTAGGGACTATTCCTGACCGTAAAAAAAATCAATATATTGATTATGCGGGAACAGATTTTTATTCCCTTAGAGAAAACTTATTGGGGTATATTAAATCAGTATATCCTTTAGACTACCAAAACTTTTCAGAATCAGATTTAGGTTTAATGCTAGTAGAAGTAGTGGCATATATGGGTACAGTCTTCTCTCTAAAGGGAGACATGCTGGCTAACGAAAACTATTTAAGAACAGTTAAGACTAGAAATAATTTAAAGAAGCTTTTAGAATTAGTAGGGGTGGATATGCGTGGACCTTTAGGAGCAGCAGCCTCTGCACGGCTTACACATAAAACTAGTTTAGCGGGAGAGTACCCAGTTACTTTTAGCCCTTCCCAAAGGGTCTTCGCTATAACCTCTAAAGAAGACGGGGCACCTGTTAACTATACTTTATATAAAATTGTTAATAATGCAATTCAAGATATTCAAAATCCTACTGCCAGTATAGCATTAGAGGAAGCGGAGGCTGAAGGGGATTTAGTTTTTCATAATATAGCACTATTAGAAGGGGCTTTAACCGTTCAACAGGGTACATTTAATACTTTAGAGGGAAATAAAAGAATTACACTAACAGACGCTCCCATTATTGATGGCAGTGTG